TTTTCCTTGACTTTCGGTTTTGCCAGGTCTAAAATACACCAAACTGAACATAATAAAAGGAGATCATTTTATGAAGTGTAAATGTAAAAAATGCGGGCATGAATGGGATTCCAGGGCGAAAAAGCCAAGGGCCTGTCCAGCCTGTAAAACGTATTCGTGGAACAAGGACAAAAAGAAGCACGGGGATCCGTGCGGGAATGTGAGAAAGGAGGGAGTGTGAATTATCAGGAATTTCTTGCCCAAAAACAATCACGCATAAAAACTCAGGGCTTTGAACCAGGCTCGGTCCCGGAGTTGCTTTTCCCTTTTCAGCGTGACTTGACAAAATGGGCAATCCGTAAGGGCAAGGCTGCTATATGGGCAGGATGTGGCCTAGGCAAAACACTGATGCAACTATCCTGGGCAGATCAGGTATCAAGATACACCGGAAAGCCGGTGTTAATTCTTGCTCCATTGGCCGTGTCAACTCAGACACAGGAAGAGGCCAAAAAAATTGACCTATCGGTTACGAGATACGGGGCGGGTGATTTACAGATTACAAATTACGAGCAGCTTCACAACGTGGACAGTTCTCTTTTTTCAGGCATCGTTCTCGATGAAAGTTCCTGTTTGAAGTCGTTCACATCAAAACACAAAAACCAGATCATAGACATGTTCAAATATACACCTTATAAGCTGTGCTGTTCTGCCACCCCATCTCCAAACGATTTTACTGAAATAGGAAACCATTCAGAGTTTTTGGACATTTGTTCACGATCTGAAATGCTATCAACATACTTTGTCCATGACTCGGGTGAAACACAGAAATGGCGGCTCAAAGGTCATGCAGAAAAAGAGTTTTTTAAGTGGCTGGCTACATGGGCGGTTATGCTCAACACGCCGTCTGATATTGGATACGATGACAACGGCTTCGTTTTGCCGAAAATCAACTACTACCAGCACATTGTTAAATCAAAAATAGCCGATGGGTTCCTTTTTCATCAAATGGCGTCCACCCTGAACGAGCGCAGGCAGGCCAGAAAAGAAAGCCTGGAAGAAAGGTGCTCGTTGGCAGCAAGCCTGAGCGCAGGGTCAGATGAACCATGGCTTTATTGGTGTGATCTTAACGCGGAAAGCACAACCATTACACAAAAAATACATGGGGCGGCAGAGGTTACGGGGTCCATGAAATCCGACACGAAAGAGTCAAGAATGATTGGATTCTCAAAAGGTGATTTTAAAAAGCTCGTGACCAAAGCAAAGATAGCTCAATTCGGCATGAACTGGCAGCACTGTAACAACATGGTATTTGTCGGCCTTTCTGATTCTTTTGAGGCATTCTACCAGGCGGTCAGAAGGTGCTGGCGGTTCGGGCAAAAAAAGCCGGTCAACGTCCATATCGTCATATCTGAAAAAGAGGGGAGTGTTCTGGAAAACATCAGATTGAAAGAATTAAAAGCAGATCAGATGCAAAAGAAAATGATTGAGTGCATGGCCGATATTTCCAGAAAAGAAATAAACAACACGACAAAGCAAACAATCGAATATAAACCCAATAAAAAAATGGAGGTACCAGCATGGATGTTATCAGACAAGAATCTGGCGAAAACTGGATGATTTACAACGGGGACTGTGTTGAGGTTCTGGATGGTTTGCCGGATGAAAGTGTCGGGTATACTATATTCTCGCCTCCATTTTCTCAGCTATATACCTATTCAAACAGTGATCGCGATCTTGGCAACTGCAAAAACGATGAAGAATTTCAAGCTCATTTCAGGTTTGTTGCGGAACACATTATCAGGGTCACAAAGCCCGGCAGATTGGTTTCCATCCACTGTATGCTGATCCCTGCCATGAAAGAAAGGGATGGGTATATCGGCCTAAAAGATTTCCGGGGTGACATTATCCGGCTGTTTCAGGGGGTGGGTTTTATTTTTCACGGAGAGGTGACGATCTGGAAAGATCCACTGGTTGAAGCCACCAGGACAAAGGCACTGGGCCTGATGCACAAACAGCTTTGCAAAGATTCTTCCATGTGCCGTCAAGGATTGCCGGATTATGTAGTGACTATGAGAAAACCAGGAGAGAACCCTGACTTGATTTCACACCCGGAAGGGTTGACAGCATATGCCGGGGCAGATGAAGTCAAGAAAGGCACTTTCTCCCATGAGGTTTGGCGCAAGTATGCAAGCCCTGTGTGGATGGATATTCGGCAGACTCATACTTTGAACAAAGCCGGGGCCAGGGAAGAAAAAGACGAACGTCATATCTGCCCTTTAGCTCTGGATGTTATTGATCGCTGTTTGGTTTTGTGGAGCAAGCCTGGTGACATTGTTTTAAGCCCGTTCGCAGGGATAGGGTCAGAGGGGTATCAATCTGTTAAAGCAGGTAGAAAATTTATCGGAATAGAGTTAAAAGAATCATATTTTAATTGCGCTGTGAAAAATATGATCAAGGCGGAAACGAAAGCCGAGCAGTTAAGCCTGTTTGCAATGGAGGCACCATGATCCGCGTCTATGTCTGCGGCCCATACAGCGCCGACAACGTCCTGGATGTCCTCAAGAATATCGGAAGAGGCCAGCAGGCATGTGCCCGTCTATTCGCTGCCGGCCTTGCTCCGTTCTGCCCCTGGCATGACAAATCTTTTATCACAGACCGCCCGGACGATGATTTTACCGTCCAGCAATTCTATGATTATTCAATGGCCTGGCTGGAGGTATCAGATTGTGTTCTGGTTTTGCCCGGCTGGAAGGAATCAACCGGCACAAGGGCAGAAATAGACCGGGCATATGAGCTGGACATCCCGGTATTTTTGAATGAGGACCTTCTTTTGGAATGGGCAAGGAGGCAAAAATGAAACACCTAATAACAGCAACCATATCAGCAATCCTATCAGCATGGATCACATATTCCATCGCTACGGGGCGCTGTGAGGCCGATATAGATGCCGCATGGTCAGCAGGGTACAAAGAATGTCACATTGACAAAAACCTGCCTAAGCCGGACAGGAAACTGCCAGCCGTTGGCTTAAAAACAAAGGAGAATGGGTAATGACACACGAAGGATACGACCACTGTGGAAGCAGGACAAAGGCCAAGTTTCGGCCCGAGTACTTTTCCGGACTGAACTGGAGGGATTTGATGAGTAGGAGAGAGAGCATCGGAAGGCCAATGCTTTTTTCTGATGATGCTGAAGATTGGGAAGGCCCATATAATTTAACAGCAATAAATGGTGATCTGGTATCTAAATTCAAGGACTCTTGCGGGCGTTGGCGAATCTACTGTAAAACCTGTCCCGCAACCTACGTTCATCCTACAATTACCATTGCCGTGGGATGGAAGCTGCCAATGCCGGAAGTTGAGGCCCCCAGGCATGGAGCCACGGTATGGATTATTACACCATTTCATCCTGACGGATATACTGAGTCTGTTTGGCAAGGGTATGGAAGCGAGCAAATTGCCCTTGAAAAAGGGTGTGTCCACCTAACCGAAGACCGCGCCCAGGCATGGGCAGACTGGTGGCGAGACACAGTAGTTGCGGCGGTGAACAAATGAAATACAACATGTCCTGCGGATGCGTAATCGAAAAACCAGCCCGGACCCGGACAAACAAACGAACTTGCCCGGATCATCCAGGAGCAGTCGTTGTCGAAAGGTCGATCATTTGTTGTGACTGCAAGCAGGAATTTTCTATCCCGGTCTTAGGCGGAGGCCACAAGAGGTGTCCAGCCTGCCGGGAGATTAAGAATCAAGAAAATACCAGAAAAACAAACGCATCGAAAAAGGTCAAGCGCCGGTATCAGCAAAAAGTCACCCTCGTTTTTGAGTGCGGATGCCGAATCCGGGCCAACAAGTTCCCGGGACGGGGCCACCGATTATGCCCGAAACACCAGGGACGCCTCAGTCACCGGGTCAGCACATGCGTTCAATGCGGAGAAGAATTTAAGGTTCCTTGTATGACTGGAAAGGTCCAGCTTTTGTGTCAGGATTGCATTGATAGGCCGGAGATCATGCCGATTGAGATCAAAGCTGATGCTGCCGCTTCGATCAGCCGGTACGATTGTGCGTATCGGTCCGAATGCCTTTGTCAGCACATGGATGATGATTTTCTGCCCTGCGCCGAATGCAAAAAGTATGTTCCTGAAACAGTGACTCCGGTACAGATATCAAAGTATGATCCTGGAGTTTGGGCATTGGGGGAGGCGGTATGACTCAACCAATTTGCCCAGAGTGCGGCAGGCCGATAATATTTTTGGATGCGAACATGGAATTTTATTGCCCGGAGTGCCGGGAAAGGGAGGAAAACGATGAAAGCGTGGTGCATCAAAACGAATGATGAAGAATTGGGAGACGCGATTGTTTTCCATGAGTCCAATGCGGCGGCCCGCAGAATCGGCGCCAATAGCTTTGGTCTTGATTTTGAGGACGTAGAGTGCATCAGGGCAGAATATTGCGATAAATACGCGGACACAAGCCATGTCCCGCCGAAAGTGCTGGTAGAAAACGGCTGGATGTTTCCGTGCTGGGAATGCGAAACCATTGTTGAAAAAGACATGGACGATTTTGATAAGGTTGTTTTTTCCGGCAAACATGGAGTTTACTGCTGTCAGGAATGCAAGGATATTAGGGAGGCAAGGATTGAAAAGGTCAATCGGGAGGCGTGGGAATTTTATGTATCCTTGGTCAACGGATGGTGTAAGTGGGATGTTGTCGGACCTCCAAAGGGGTTCCCATGGTACACGCCGGAATGTGAAATAACCTTTCCTGGCATAAAGCATGGTGCCAGCGTAGGAATCAGAAGACAGGGCGGGAAAAACGTCATGGTGCTTCTGGTTGCAAACGGAGATAGAGAATCTTACAAGGCGTGGGAGGCGGAGTAATGAAATACTGGCTGACATATCGAGTCTGGACCGGATTGCGGATGACGGAAAAGACGGTTTGGTTTGATACGATTGAAGAACGATGGAACTTTTACAGGTCCGGGGTCCAGGTTGTGGGCTTCGGGCAGAGGGGGTGAATGATGGGCGATTTATGGGATTGGCCTTTAGGCCGTAAAACCCACTCCTTTAGGTGTGGGATATAAGTTTTTGCTTTAGCTTTAAAAAATAATTGACTTTTTTTAAAAAAGTATTATATTTAAACTATGAAAGTTCAC